CCTATGAAAAAATACAAGTCTCCAAGCTCTCACAACTTCAGTAGTTATACACTTATATTTACCAACATGACAAGCAGTGGTGATATGAGTGATATCTATAAACCGAGATCCATTAATTGGAAAAGAAGTCATTTCTTATCTGGATTACCAGCAGAACATCAAAACCTGTATAGGAGTGGAGATAGGTTCACTGTTCAGAATGCTAGTTGCATTGCTGGGAAAGGGAATAAGATCTACGAAAAGATTACATTCCGGAATCAAGAACACACTCCCATTGCAGTATTCTCATATGAAGGTCCAGATCCTATCACTGACTATGTGCGGAGCTGTATACATGCTTATGCACTATCTCCCTTATATTCCGATGACTGGATTATAGCCACAAATCCATCCTATGCCGAGATGCTTGGAGTCGTCATCACAATATTAGCTACATACACTCCATATAATGCTCTCAAGGAAGCAGGTTTAGAGACCAACCTTTTCCGGTGTAACATAGATGTTGTAAAAACAACATGGGGATCACTGGAAGATGTCATTGATGACACGAAATTAATCAGGGAAGAAGTTGCACAGCTCATGAAGCTTGATGACTTCGATAGTACACCACAGTCATTTACAATAGTAGCCCTATCTGTCTTAATCTTAATAGGGAAGAATGTAACTGAGGTCAATAGAGATGGATGGTTTAGAAACCGCTGGAGGGCATTAGCTCATGTTGCGAGTGTATCATTAGATCCTGACAGGATGGAACCACCACTACTAAGAGCATGTCAAGCCATCTACTCTGCCTCATCCTCCAATCATCCAATTAGAAGTTGCCTTTTCAAGGTTATGAGAACTCTAGCAAGCCTAACAGAAAATCAAAATCATGTGATTTTCGACAGGATCATTCGCCTCCTACAATGGGCTGAAATGAGTCATATATGGATGATCATGGACTATATATACGACCAAAATCCTGATATTCTAAACTTCCCAGAGTTAAATGGACCTGAGGTAGCTACTATGATGGTTGCTATAGAGTTTCTTAAAAAGTATCCGAAAGAGGATCGAGCTTACTTGAAACTGTTACATGACCATAATGACTTGATGCCTTTACATAGTGCCAATTTTATCTACTTCACCGCTGCAGCTCATGCAATAGCAGCCATTACCAAAACTAGTATGTTAAATATTAATGCTAGGTTCTCTGAAGGAGTGAAAGCTTTTCAAGGAAGAGTCATTGACTATATCAATTCGAAGAGCAAAACGGGTCCTCTAGCTGCTGCAATGGGCTACAGTTCAACTCTACCAGAGAGTGTACAAAAAGCACTGATTAAATCTATAGAAGAGGCTGCTGTAACACAAGACATTCCAGATTTCACTGATCGCCAACCAGAGGCTAGAGAATGATGGTATCAGCTGCTCTTCTCCTTTGTACATTTAGAAAAACTTCAAGTCACCAAGACTTACTCTTATAACAACCATTCATATAAACAACCACAATTAGCAGATATATCAAACCTGTGCTCATCTACACGACGGGATTCCTCAGTGGTCAGATAGTATCAAAACTATATACCTACCTGCAGGATCAATATAGTCCTTGTCCGATGAGCCTTTCAGTTGCATCACCTCAAGAGGAAGCAAAAGATTCTGGAACAGAAACTACTTTTTGTGATTGTCCTGCCAAACTTAGGAAAGACAAAATGAGCAAACATTTAACACCTGGGAAAGATAAAGCACCAATAGCTAGTTTTGATACAACAACAGCCTCAGGGACCCCACAAGATGTTTCTGATAGAAGCCTAGACTTCGCATTGGAAACATCTCGACGCGCAGGACTTGGGGAATATATCCCAGCTAAAGCTACAAGAAGATTGGACTTGGAGAAAAGGATCAAACAAGCTCAACTGGTAGAAACAGAGAGTGATCCTCAAGAAACACCCTTAGACCAAAGCATGACCACCGAGGATGTAGTGTTCAAGGATGTGGATGATGATGGACAAGAGACAGAAACAGGAGATGATAATCCAGATGATGACGAACCCACCTTCACTGATCCTACAGGAGAACCTGTTATGGCTACTAGTGATCCTACTCAATGGATCGTAGCAGCAATCTCTACCATTCATAAGGATATTCAACAAATTAAGCCTTTAATTGCTGAGATTCCTGTGGTCAGAGTCAGAGTGGATGAAATCCAAAGTGTTTTAGGGGAGATAACTACCGGATTCATCGAAATGAAGAATTCGATAACTAACATGGAAGCAACCGTCACTAAAAATAGGCTGGACATATCAAAGCTAACAGACCTGATCAAATCAATCAAGATAGAGACCCCTCAACCATTAGCAACTCCAGCAGTAAAACAGACCAGACCGCAAGAAACCAAGACTGCAGACAAAAATCTTGATCTTCTAGTAATCTCTCTCTCTAAGAAAAAGTCAATGAGCCCAGACCAAGAGATAGCTTTGAGGGCTGCTCTATTGAGTCATAACAAGGAAAGTATTCTAGAGACTTTGGGGAGCCTAGGAACAATGAGGCCAATTATGAGTGCTGAATTAGACAAGCTTCTCCAGATGGATACAGGATCAAACTCTTCTATGCAAGGAGTCCTAAAGGTTCTCCTCGGTGTACTGAGAGGACCAGGGAGATCCGATGATACTTGTCCTGAAGCTTGTAAACCACCTATAATAGTGACTCCTTCTCAAGAACCTACAAGAGCCAGCTTCAATCCATTTAAGCTTAAGAAATAAATTGAGTTGAGTCCAATCGATAACCTATAACCACTCCTATTTAGAAAAACTTTAAGTCACCAGGTCTTGCACTCCCATCATGACGATTCATGTTGTATGTTTCAAATACAAGGTTAAAGATGTTCTCAAGGGTTGGGCGTATACAGGGGTATTACCTCTCGGTGAGACTGGTGTAGACAGCAATGATACGGAAGAGGAGATCAAGAGAAAGGTCTCTTCAATAATTATTAAGAAAAGCATTATATTTACAAACAGCCTGTATTTGGTTCTAACATTAGGTTCTGTGAGATCCATCTCCATATCTCCCTATGATAAGACCCTCTTAAAGAATACAGGGTCTACTTACAAAGTTGATATTGCAGAACATTTGGGACTTGCTCACTATGTAGTTGCAGGTACAACTTTCGTTCTTGAAGGGTTAGATGTAGCCCTCTTTGATAAGGATGACTATATCCCCTTAAAAATAAACTAGTAAAAACAACATATATATGCATAAATAAACTGATCATGGAATAGCAAAATTATTTAACTTATTTAGAAAAACTTTAAGTCACAATGACTAAAATAAGAATGATAATGATTCTTATTTTACTAATTGGGGCAATTTCTGCGATTAAATGCCTCCCAGTTAGAGAGTATAATACATTGACGATCTTTGATGATGCTCACTTCTATCCATATTCGGGGGTTTATATGGAGCCAGGAGGACAATATCTAAGCTATTCTGGATCTATAACAATTCCTTTTGTATATGTGCTTCCCTCCCTTACGATCCTAGAACACTCATATTGCCGAGGACAGGAAACTCTTCTCAAGATGCATAAGGATGTATTGGAACATATTAAATCTATGGTAGGAACAAAAAGTCAGCAAAACAGGGTTAAAAGATCATTCTTCCCTATTATTTCAGTGCTAGCAGGGGGTTTGGGCGTTTGGAATACTGTTGAAATCCAAAATATTAAATCAAAATTATTAACTATGTCTCTCCAGTCTATTCATGTTAATGAAGAAATCAGTAAACTCCGAGACTCCAATAATTTGGTTATTCGACAACTAGGAGGATTGGTTGCATTAGTAGGAGATCAATCACGAGCTATCAATCAACTAATCAACGCAACTGAGTGTTTCAGAAGACAAGAGAATGAATTTCAACTTTATATCTCAAGCTGGCTCTATTCTGCACCTTCAGAATTCTTAAGTGCATATGGTGGGGCTGTTACAGGACATGTCACACCGGACCTACTATCAGCCAGGAATCTAAATCAAGTTCTCCTACAACACATTGATATGAAAGACACAATTTACATGAGTGAGCCAGAGACTGTCTATGAATTTGGGAAAGTCTTATTATCGGAAGTTGTTGTTGATACTCATGCCCACCTAAAGGGAGTCATTCTTCTACCAAAGATCTTAGCTCTGCCTCCTATGCCTATATACAATATTCATACTGTAAATGTATACAATCAAGACTTAGACCTGATCTATGAGCTACCTGAGACTTTAGTATGTCCTACACTAAAAACATGTTGGGATCCCCTATCAAACAGATGTATCAGAAAATCTAATAGAGTGATCTGTCTATACGGCACAGACAGCTCACCAAATCTTTGTATCGGCGGACTTCAGGATAACCACACAGAGGCCTGTACAATCAAAGTTAGGAAGAAAGGAAACCCTATTGTGATTCAGACACAATCAGGGGTACTAATTGGAGCATCCAAGGAATCTTACAGGGTCTTTAGAAGAGTTGGTCCTATAGACATCCCATCTTTTACTATTCCTCCCCGAGATCAGTCATCTATGATAACTCCTAAGGAGGGTGATTGGGTTTCTATTGCCAATAATATCTATAGTACTTCTATTTCTGGTTTTAGCTACAATTTTAGTGTCTATATCTCATCCCAAACTATGTCTACATCAATAGATCCTGTTAAACTGTCACACAAATGGTTGACGATTCCTGAGGTCAGTTATACTCCCCTTCGCTTTGACAATATCAATAGTACTGATGGACTCTACATTCTCATTATCTGTGTCAACATAGTTCTTGCACTATGTGTAGCTTATGTACTCTGGGTATTGAAGAGAAAACAAAAACGGAAACAAAAGAGGGCTTTGCATTTGACCCATGATGCAATAGGTCTAAGATAAATTTAGAAAAACATTAAGTCTCCTAGACAATGAATCCTACTAATAAACCAAGGAAATCTTGTGCAGGGTGTGCTCAGGTCACACAAAGGATTATGGTATTGGAAAATCGGGTTTCCTACTTAGAGCAGAACATGATGGCCAGATCATCAACACCTATAAGAAGAGGAAGATCTCGGAGCCGAAAATCAAGACAGAGGGCAAAGAAAGACGATAGCAACAGCAACCAAAAAAAGTCAAGTACACCCTCAAATGCTAAGCAGTTACCATCTCAAATGGCAAAGTTAAAAGTAAGCACCCTCCCCGAATATATCCCTCCTCAACAACAAACTTTTCACAGTGAGTTAAATCCAGTCGCTCAATCATTCTCACCTGGATGTTACTACTATCCTCCTTCAGGACAGATCGGACCAGAAGGGGGCGCTGCAGGGTATCAATAGAATAGTCCTTACCAAATTTTATTGAAGTTATTTAGAAAAACTTCAAGTCACCATGAGTTATCCAGACTCTCACCTGCAATCCGCAATTCGTGCAGACGAGAGGAAATTGACTTTTAGATCGACTATAGATAAGTGTCCAGTTTACTTAAAACCTTACTCTTTAACGTTACCTGTAGCAAAAGAATTTGTCAATATTCACTCTGAAAATCAATATGGAAATATCATGTCTGAAGTATATAATCCTGAAGCCCCAACCCTCAGCTGGGTTAAGAGACATCTTCACTCTTCCTTTGAGGTCTCCGTCAAAGTGGTTAAGATGACATTAGAGAATCTCATCCCAGGACTGTCCTTACCCAATATCCAGTCTGACGAGTATATTAGTAGATTAATATCTGTATGTACTGTTTGGGAAGATATTCGATCTCAGATGCAGTCTATGCTCAACCAACCTTGTAATTGGATACCAAGGAATAAAAAGATAGGGAAAATTCAGAAATATTACGTTAGTGGGAAGTTCATGCTAGCATTCATCTCTGACATATGGTACGCATTAGCCTATGATCAGGTAATGATGTTATCTGATACTATTTGGGCTAGATGTAATGTGCTTATGTATCATCACCTTTTGCCAAGTGGACTGACTAGTAAGGTTCCTCCTTTGTATATTGAGAAGTGTTATTCCATCATAGACAAAGAATTTATCCACCATGGCAACAACATATACGATGGGATTAAGAATTGGGAGGCAATAATACTTGGGTCTTTGGTAGAGGATTATGACCCATATGATGGAGGGAAGGAATATATATCCCCAGTACTGAGAGACATGAGTGACTCTGATTTGACATTCATAATTGACCTATACAAATATATAAAGAGTCTGAAATTATTACCTGATCAGTACTCGGAGTTACATGGGCTAAATCGTCATTGGGGGCACCCAACTGTTGATGAAAGAGGCGCTTGCCACAAAACTAGACTTATAAGTCAACACAGGCCAGTTCCCAATCTTCATACTATTATGGAATCTCTTGGATGCTTGAAAAGACAATATGTTGTGTCATTTTTACAAAAACATGGAAGATGGCCTCTAATACTCAATGAGGAGAAGATAACTAACAAAAAATTAAGGAACATGGTTAAAACTCATGCTCGACATCTTAATCTTTATCAATCATCAATAACACTACTAGACTGGTTTAATCTGGATTTTGGGAAGGAGATGGAATTTGATTACCATCCGGATTATACAGAACTGATGGATGATAAAGCTATATCACCTTCAAGGAGTGAATTTAGGTCTCTCTTTAATCCTAGTGTGTTGGGATACAAACCCGGAAGAGCTAAAGGGAGTAGACGACTATTGCGAGCTATTATGGAAATGACGGAAATAGATATCGAGAGGATTATAACCAAGATCCGATGTAGAGAAGTTCCTTGGGAATGGTTTATTGTTATACTGCATTCTAAGGAGAGAGAGTTGAAGATAAAACCAAGATTGTTTGCTATGATGGTCTTAGAAATGAGGATGTACTTCGTTGTGACAGAAAAGAATATAGCCGATAGTATATTCCCATACTTCCCACAACAAACCATGACTATGTCTGAAGCGGAATTGAGCAAAAGGATATACAAGTTTACTGAACAGGTTGGCCCTGAAACATATATACCTTTTTATGTAATGATTGATTTTAAATCCTGGAATATCCATTGGAGTGAAATGTCTACATTAGATATATTCCAATTTATTGATTCACTGCTTGGAGTTTATGGTTTATATACATTTACCCATGAATTTTTCTCAAAATGTCTAATGGTTCTCTCATCCTCTCTTCTACCACCAGATAGTGTTCTAGGGGATTCTTGTAAAGTAGGAGACCCACCTGAGTGTGACACACTATGGTACAACCATCATGGAGGGTGGGACGGGTTGAGACAAAAGGGTTGGACGATGGCAACAATAGCTTTGCTATTATTGGTCGAGCATAAAACTGGGATCCAATCTCAGATCATTGGGCAGGCAGATAATCAGATATGTAAGATTATGATCCCGAGACTATCTAACGGATTGACCAATCATGATTACATTATAGCTAATCTTCAAGAGGTTAAGGCTCGAATAACATTGTTTACAGATACATTAGATAAAGTTGTTTCATCCATTGGGTTAGTTCTCAAGAAAGAAGAGTCACTGGTATCCTCCGTGTTAACCATATATGGGAAAGAGATGACACTCAATGGTGCACATTTGAGCCAAGCAAGTAAGAAAATCTCACGAGCCCTTGCTGAAGTCAATATTACAGTCCCTTCATTGTACTCCAAGACATTGACAATGCACTCTGCTGGACTTGGAACATCACAAAAAACACATACCCCATTTATACCTTGTGTTTTGGCCAATGTACTGTCGTTGATCAACTTCATTAACGGAGCTAGATATTCTTTATTAACCCAGACAAAAAATCCTCCGGAGTTATGGGATTGGATTGAGGGTGAGAACGCCTTAACTTTTCTGTTGTTAAGTTCCGGAGATGCAGGAGGAATACCAATTCAAAACATCCTCGACTACTTGTATAGAGGACACCCTGATTCTCTGACAACGTATACCACTTACCTGTACACTCTTGCAAAAAATAATAGGATCGCAAGGAAAATGTACCTTTATCTTCAGACCAGACAATATCCTGTTGGACAAGCAGACCCAGAGTTGTTGGTATCAAATCCTTGTTCGACTAATATCTCATCTTTCCCCTTAGTAGCATCCAGATACAGAAGGCAGCTGGAAATATTAGTCCAAAGAAGAACAAGAAATAGGGATCTTAGAGCACTGTTCCCTCTGACTAGCCAGCAGGATGATAAAGAGACATTCCAATTTCTCCTAAAATTTAGGCCTTTACAACCACGGTTGTTACATGAAATTTTCAGGTTAACCCCTACCTGCTCCAGGCTAACTTTTTTAGCTAAGTTCTCAAACACAAGGACAGTGCATGCTATGTTGAGGGAAGAAATATCATCAACCCAGGAGTTTGAGGGGGACTGGGATGCTTTAGACTACCCTACTAACAGGCAAATATCTATAGTGACAGATGATATAGATGTAGGAATGCTTGCTCACCTGAAAAGCACCTATACATGTTTAAGGACTAGTCCTGAATCACAAGAGGCCTTGATATGCCCTACATTGTTAGCGAAAGATATGCGCCAATTTTCTTGGGAGTCACTTGTTGGTTCCAGCATTCTGGAAGGAGTAACAATACCTCACCCTGCTCATCAGTTTCAACTGAGTTTTCCGAGTCCTGGGAGCCATGACTCATGTTCCCCCTCTATAGAGCATTGTGTGTTCACCCCTTTAACATCCAATCCTAAGTCCATAATGTCAACAAGAGGTCCTCTCCCCCCTTACATAGGGTCACGGACTCGAGAAAAAATAACAGGGAAAATATATTCTATTCCTACTACAGCGAGGCCTTTTAAAGCGGCAGAAAGAGCTATTATCCTCAACGACTGGTGTGTAAACCCTAATAGTAGTCTTTGTGAGTACCTATCAGCACTAGTTAAATCTCGCACAGATATAGCAGAGGGGGACCTCCGTAGGATCGCTGGAAGAATTGCTGGTGGAACATCTATTCACAGGTTAGACAGCCACATGGGTCCTACAAGTACGTTAAATAATGCATTGGCTAATACAACAACTCATATTTTATTCTCGACAGATACGATGGGTAGGTTTAGTCAAGGAAGAGAAAATTATGTCATGCACTTCCAGGGAGTTATCCATACAGGCATTAGTCTCTTAACTATTTTTATTGCACACCAAAATATCACCCCTATAGTTGCACACCTTCATTATGTTGGAAAGTGTTGTGAGGAATTGATAGAAGATTCACTAGTTGGAGGGTATGCTGAACCTCCCAAAATATCAACGTTTCCTAATAATCCTCTACTTTATACTCAAATTAAGCAACTAGGATCCATTAAATTTGAATCTTTAAAAGGAATCACAATTCAGCAAAATACAGACTCATCCTGGGCGTTAGCATTTATTCTTTTATCTAGAATTAGGACAAGAATCTTGTCTAGCCAGTGGGGAGTAACAGAGACCTCTGCTCCTACTGTATCATCCTTGGGAGTTCAGGAGGTACTTAGAATAGGGATAGAGAGGATAATCAAGTCACTTGCAAAGCTACTCTACCTGCACATTGATTATGAAGATATTGGGTTGGAACTACTTCTACAATCTCTTTCCAACGACATATGGGGGGACATGTCTAGTATTATTCTGATTCCAGATGTGATGATCCCAACAATGAAGTACTTAAATCTTGATGGTGTTGCTGATGCCCATGTAAATCCGAGGAATATCGCAAGATGCTTAAATAGAGCCTTAATAGATGAAGTATCTAACATCCACAACCACCCAATCAAAATTCGGAAAGTTTTGCCTTTCCATCTATACGGAAATATTAAGATAACTCATGTCTTACGCATGTGGGGGAAATTTATCTACCTCTCCTCTGGAGGGAGATTTGATCTTAGGCCCATAATCAAGGATGTTGTGAGTCAGATCATGGCACCTAGTGTATGCTCTGGGGTGTTGACAACCTCATTCCTCTCAGGAATAATTGTCCGGGTAATTAGGGAATATGGATCTGAAGGTTTTGTACATGTTTGGCGAGATCATCCTCTCAAGATTTGTTACACTCCCCCTGAAACTCTCTTAAGGATAGACCCTTTTCCTCCAATTGCTAAGGAAGAGGTTATGAAACCTTTTACAGAGCTTAAACCTTTAAAAGAGGATTACTCTCTCATCTTGACAATGCCTCCTAGGTCTGAGTTACTAACCCATGCTCATCTCTCCTATACCCCTGGGGCAGCAATCCACAGGCAGAAACTTCGGTCTGATCATTTCTACCGTGTTGTTGGTCAAGTATCAACTGCCTATCTGAAGTATATGGAGATCATTCTGAAAGATCAACTTCCAATGGATGGGACTGCTATTTGTACAGCAGATGGGGAGGCATCTGTAGGTTTTCTCTTATATAAGTTAACTGGGAAACCAATAATATATAATTCTTTGATAGACAGACAAAAACTTCAACCCCAAAGAGGATACAACTATATACCCGGAAGTTTCCTTAAATACCCCAATGGAGTACTTAATACTGAGATAAACTCCCTACTAGGTGGGGATATTACGGATGACAGGATTCAGCAATCCATAATACAATGTGCACAAGACCTTTCTGGTAGTGTCTGTTTAATAACTTGTGATGCTGAATCTTCCTTAGACTTTTCACTCAATATCACAATGAAGATTGTGTTATCAGTTTGCAAAATAGGATATTGTGTTAAGGCAAAGTCTGCCATCATCAAAACTTACTTGCTAGATAGTGAGATTATGGGCATGATAGGGGGCCACCTACAACTCATTTGGGAGGATGTTAAATTAGTAACTCCATGTTTCTCATCATATGAATCCACAGAATGCTTTTGGGTATGTAAGTCGTATAATCCTGTTACTGATATAACTAATAACACGGTAGATTGGGATAGAGCAAATATAGTTGAAGTTCCTTTGAGCTGCACCCAATCAATCCCCCATCTGGTGAATTACATGAACGATAGAAGGGGATTTAAGGCACCCCTTCAGAGAGAGAGATTGATTACTACCCAAGAACTGTTGAAGTCGGCAAGAATACTGGGCTTTAGATCGAACACAACCCAAGCTTTTTATTTAGCAACCAACAATTTATTACACTACGACAGTGAGATCAGCCTTAGGGGAAATCTAGAAGTAGGATTAGGAAAACTCATGGCTTTTATGTATGATTATCTACGAGGAATTCAACGGGTGTATGAAGGGAAGGTTTTAGATCTAGAATTAGGGTCCCTAATTACAAAAGGGAGGGTAATTCACACAACTATAGAGTCATTTATCATAGCTTACCGGAATATTATTTTAATCCTAAAATTGGAAGAGTTGATTTCAAGTACAACAGAAGCAGATAAACTGGTCCACCGATCGTCAATGTTGAGTACACCTATTTTAGATTATGATGGGAAAGTTTTATATAAATACCGCGATCCTGATGAACATGATTGGAGGCAACGTTATCTTAAGTCAATTTGGAAATTGGTAGGATCATTATAAAGAAATTAGACAATATTTAGAAAAACTATTTTAAGGATAACTACGCCTGTATATATATGTACGAATGGATATGTACATGTATTTTTTAACGGATGTGTATTGTAATTAAGTAGTCTTTTAGTATTTGTGGATTGTTG